AGCGGCCGAACTCTTGCGCGAAGCCAAGAGCGGCAAGACGATCGTCAAGACGCGCAAGAAGACCAAGACCGGCACGACGACGCGGCTCGCCGACGGGACGCTCGTCCCCGGCGCGGCGAGCGCCGAGACGACGACGAGCGAAGAGCCGTTCTCGCGCTTGGAGTGTCTCGGCGTAATGCTCTCGGCCAACGACCAAGTCGCGCGCTTGGTCGGCGGCTACGTCAAACCCGGCGACGAGCCGGAGCTTGGCGCCGACGGACCGCCGCGGCGGATTTATCACTCGGAACTCGACGACGCGGATCAACCAACGGTGCGAGATGGTAACCACCCGCCGCCGGCCGCAAGCGCGCCGGCGGAATGAGATTGAGTTTGACGACCGGCGCGGCGTCCGGCTCCGCGGCGCGGCGCTCGCGTTCTGGCGTGCGCCGGCGCACGAGATCGTACTCGCCGGCCCGGCCGAGACCGGTAAAACCTACGCGTGCCTACTCCGGCTCGACTATCTTCTCGCCAACTACCCGCGGGCGCAAGCCGTACTCGTGCGCAAAGTCCGCGATACGATCTTCTCAACGGTCTTGCAAACGTACTTGCGCAAAGTCCAGAACTTCGCGCCCGGCCGCGACGTCTCGACGCTCGGCGTCAAACGCTACGGCGGCGAGCGACCGCAATGGTTCGATTACCCCAACGGCGCGCGGCTCTGGCTCGCCGGGATCGACGACCCCGGCAAGGCGCTCTCGTCGGAGCGTGACTATATCTACGTCAACCAAGCCGAAGAGTTGAGCGAAGACGATTGGCAGGTCTTGACGACGCGCGCGACCGGCCGCGCCGGCAATACGCCGCGCCCGCAAATCTTCGGCGATTGCAACCCCGGACCGCCGCACCATTGGTTGAAGCACCGCCAGAGCTTGACGCTCTTGGAGAGTCGCCACGAAGATAACCCCGTTCTCTATGACGCCGGCCGCGGCGCTTGGACGGAGCAGGGTCAACGGACGCTCGCCGTACTCGACGCGTTGACCGGCGCTCGCAAACAACGCTTACGCTTCGGCCGGTGGGTCTCGGCCGAAGGGACCGTTTACGAGTACGACGCGCGCGTTCACTTGGTCGACGCGTTCCCAATCCCGCGCGAGTGGGCGCGGTTTCGCGTCTACGACTTCGGCCATATCAACCCGTTCTTTTGCGGTTGGTTCGCGCTCGACCACGACGGCCGGTTGTATCTCTACCGCCAGATTTACATGACGCGCCGGACGGTCAAGGTCCACGCCGAGCAAGTGCTCGCTCTCTCCAAGAACGAGCTCTGCGAAGCGGATATCGCGGACCACGACGCGAGCGACCGCGCGACGCTCGCCGAGAACGGCTTGCCGACGATCGCCGCGCTCAAGGCGCTTCGCCCCGGAATCGACGCCGTGACCGAGCGGCTCAAGATTCAACCGGACGGTCGGCCGCGGTTCTTCGTTCTCCGCGGCTCGCTCGTCGAGCGCGACGAGCTACTCGCCGCGGAGCAGAAGCCGGTCTGCGCCGAAGACGAGTTCGCCGCGTACGAATGGGCGAAGGACTCGGCCGGCCGGCCGACGAAAGACGTCCCCGTTGACAAGTTCAACCACGCGCTCGACGGCGTGCGCTACGCGGTGATGTACGCCGACCAACGCGACCGCGTCGCGGCGCCGATTACGCTTCCGGGTCCGGGGCGGGGGACGCTCGTCCCGTCGCCGTTTGGCCGTTAGGAGTCGTCTGATGTCAACGCTGCCGCGGCCGACGTTCGGCAAGATCGCTCGCCGGTACAACGCGCCGGCCTGGGCGCTCGGCAACGGCGCGGCAACGGCCGCGCTCGTGACGCCGGACGCGGCGCGCGAGTCGATCCGCGTCTACGGGCTCGGCCGCGGTTGGGGGACGCGCGGACCGTGGGCCGGCTTTCTCGCTAACTGGTGCGAGAACGCCGAGACGCGCCGCAAATACCCCGAAATGTTCTTCAAAGAAGGCGCGATCAAGGCGCCGCTACTCTCGCAAGTTTGGAGCGTCGCGAGTCTTGACGTCCAGGTACTCCCGGCCGACAAGAACAACGCGACGGACCGCAACGTGGCCGCGGCGTACAAGTACGCGCTCTTGAATCTCGACGGCGGCTTTCCGGCCGCGGCGAGCGAGATACTCTTGCCGGCGCGGATTCGCGGCGAGTCGCTTTGCAACTTGAGTCTCCGCGCCGACGTCGAGCCAAGCGGGCCGTACGCCGGCAAGCGGCTACTCCACGCGATCAAGAGCAAGCCGCCGGAGAGCTACGATCTCAAGATCGACGGGTTTAACAATCTCGTCGGCGTCAAAGCGGCGCTCGGCGGCGCCGTCTACGCCGGCGAGCAGCTCGACGAGTTTATCTTCTATCAGTGGCTTTCGATTGAGAGCCAACCCGGCGTTAGCGATCTCCGCGCCGCGCTCGACGCGTACAACTTCAAGACCGCGGTTTCTCGCTTACGCTTCTTCTTCTTGGACAAAATGGCCGGCGGCTTTCTCGTCGCGACCGGCGTCCCCAAGAACGACGAGCCACTTCGGAAAGCGATGCTCGCCGCGCTCGATGAGGCGCGAGCGAACGGCTATATCGTCGTCCCCGTCGGCGTTGAGGTCTCCGTTCTCGATCTCGCGATGGGGACGGACGCCAATTTCAAAAGCGCGATCGACGACGCCGAGCGGCAGATGATGATCGCGGTCGGCGCGAGCCACCTGCCGTTCCAAGAAGGGCAGACGAACAACGGCGCCGGCGATACCCAGGTTCAACGCAAGGTTAGTAGCCAAACCGAATGGAAAATGGCGGCGGATTTATCGACGCTCTTGACCAAGAAGTCGAAGCTCTTCGTTGAAGAGAATTTCGCCGGCGCGGCGTTGCCGACCGTTCAACTCGGCGCCGGCATCGACCCGGCGGTCATCAACGCGCAAGTCGATCTCGCGCTCAAAGTCAATAGCCGCGCGCCGATCTCGGCGGAGTATCTCTATGAGATTAGCTCCGTCCCGCCGCCGAAGAACGACGCCGACGCGATTCAACCGCCGGCCGCGCCCGGAGCGGCGCCGGGCTTGCTCCCGTTCGCGGACGCCGGCGGCGAGCTTGTCTGGGAAGAAGACCTAGAGCCGGCGGAGCCGACCCATGCGTAAGCCATCCGCGCTCGGCGGCTATTTCGTCGTCGTTCCGCACCGGAGCGGTTACTTGGTCGCCCACTTGTCCGCGAAGGGTCTCAATTGTTGCGCGAGTAGCGGACCGTATCGGTCGGAAGCGCTCGCTCGCGCGGAGTGTCGGCGGTGCTTCCGGTACCACAAGGCGCTCGCGGCCGTCTACGCGTTGAAGCTCCGCGGCGAACGCCGGCGCGTAGCAATCCAGCGAGTATTTCGGCGATTTACGCGGGAGCAGACCAATGCCGGATAGCTTGCCGCGACCGCAACGTTGCGCGACGTGCCGATACTTCAAGCCGCCGGACGTCGGCGACGCCGCGGCGTTGGTCGGCGAGTTGCCGAGCGGCGAGTGCCACGCGCAGTCGCCGCGGCCGACCGTGGCCGCGATCGTCGCGCCGATGGGGCTAAGCGTCTGGTGGCCACCGGTCCGGCCGGACGAGTTCTGCGGCGACTGGGCGCCGCTACCGCAAACGCCGGGGAAGAACGGATGACCAACCCGTTCAAATTTACTTGTCCTAGGTGCGGCCGGCGGTACAAGCTCGTGCGCCGCGTCACCGCCGCGGAGAGCGACGAGCCGGCGACGGCGACGCCGGTCGCGTCGTCGCCGGCGGGCTCGCTCCCGAAGCCGGCGAGCGACGAAGTCGCGCTCGCCGGCAAAGACGGCCGGCAAGCGTCTCGCTTGCTTAATAAGGCCAAAGAGAGCGGCGCCGATCTCGTTGAAGAGATTACCCGGCAAGCCGTCGAGCGTCAGCTTGGCGCGGGGTTATTGCGAGCCGACGTACTCTATAACGCGACCGAGCGGCAAGACCTGATCGACCAGTTCGCGGCGACCAACGGGACGAGCCACCTACTCGGCCGCGCCCGCGTGCGCTTGCGCGCGCTCAAAGTCAGCGACGGGACGACGCTCTTGGCCGAAGAGCCGACGCCGCTCAAAGCGACGTTCGCCGCGGCGCCGATCGAGCCGATCCCCCCGGACGAAGCACTTGATTACTTCCGGTCGTTGGTTCCGGAACTCGGCCGCGATCCGCGGCTAACGCAGCGACTAGAGCGGCAGGCGTTTACGCTTGCGGTCAATACCGAGCGCTACGTTCTCGGCCGCGTTCAACGCGTCATCGCCGACGCGCTAAAGACCGGCGCCGGCGTGTCGCGCGGCGTCGGCTCCGCGGCGATCGACAAGATACTCGACGCGGCCGGCGTCGGGCCGACCAAGCGCGGCTATTCGGAGATGGTCTTCCGAACCAACATGATGGATAGCTACAACCAAGGCTCAATGCGCGAGCTCCAACAACCGGACGTCGCCGACGTCTTCCCCGCGTGGAAGTATCTCGGCGTCTTGGACGGTCGCGAGGGCGACGATCATCGGCCGAAGTTCGGGCGCTATTACCTAACCAAAGACGAGTTCGCACGCGTCCGCGGGCCGCGCGTTTACAACTGTGTGCTACCCGGCGCGGCGGTCGGCGGCGAGTTCGTCGGGGGGTTCCGTGCCGACTACTCCGGCCAAGCCGTCAAGATCGAAACAGCGTCCGGAGTACGGCTCGCCGTTACCGCAAATCACCCGGTATTGACCGATCGCGGCTTTATCCCGGCTTGCCAACTCAAGAAAGGCGATCGTTTG